CTTTAGCTTTTCGATTTTTGCATCGAGTGAACGTGACTCTTCTACAAGAGCGTCAACCTTCTCGGTCTCCTCTGCAGTTAGGTCGGTACGTTCTTCAGCAGCAACTGCTTCAAGAACTGTATCCATTTCTACCTTTACTGCATCACGGCGCTCGATTACTTTGTCAAGGTATGACATTGTATTCTGCTCCTTATGAGTTTGGTCGAGGTGGTGGCGATAAGCATCACGGCGCTTTTGGGGTGTGAGTCTCGCTCCGACTTCGGTATCTGTTAACTATTTGCTAACAGAATATTATTTTGTATTGTTTATAATTGCTTTTGCTAGACGAAGAGATATAGATCTTGGCACAGAAACTTCTTCTACTGGACTTTTTTCTTCTTCATTGTCCATATAAGTTGCATCTTCAACAACATCTTCCATATCTACTTCTTGATTTCCTAATAGTTGAGCCATTAGTTCTACTGACTTCATTACATAGTCATGGCCTTCACTTAGATCTTCAAAAATAGTGTTTAGGACTATTAAAGAATCTCCAGATACTTCTCTTCCTTCTTTAACAGCTGTGATAGCATTTTTTAGATGCTCACGGGCTTCTACTGAAGTGGCTGGGTAAGCTGGATAGGTAACTACTGAAACATCACCATCTGCTAATGATACCTCTGTCAAGGTACGCATTGTGCGGTCTTCATTCCATTTTTGTCTAATTACACGGAATGCAAAACTCATTTGATCAACATCGCCTCTGGCAATTAAAGCATGCAAGTCTTTTGCTTCTTGTGTATCTGCTAGTTCAGCATCAAATCTTAATCCAATATCATCTTCGGTTAGCGTCATAGTACCATTTTTAGTACGGGCTAATGGAAGTCCATCATGGTTAACTAACAATCTAACATCTGGGATTTCTGTTAGTGTTTTTCTAAAAGCACCTTGAGCAATAGTCTCTATAAACGGAAGTGGTACGCTAGGACTATCAAACTTTGCTGCATATCCTGACAAGCGTAGCTTTCCATCGTCATCTGCCCGAGTTTCAACATCTTGCACAGTATATGTGCGCCGTTCGATTTTTTTCATTTTGCTCCTTGAGTCTTTCTCTTCATTCAACACTACTCCACCTCGTATGCCGCTTTGGGATCCGTTGGATCGATTGTTGAAATTGGTTGCAATTGATTTGAAGGCAAACCTGTGTGATTCATATCAGGTAAACCAACAGCTTCAATTACTGATTGTGGATCAAAACCTACTTGAATTAACTTGGCTGCAATGTCGGCACGTAGGTTTAAGCCAACATCTTTTGCGTCTGCTGCATCAATATTTTGCAGTGGAACTCTGTATTGATCTCCAGACTCTCCAAGAGGTGCAAGATCTTCTACATAACGGACATCATTTAGGCTTAAGAAGCCTTCGCGTAAACCCTTTGTGTATGCATCATAACGTTCTAGTGTTGTTCCACGTAACAGCGCATCTAAATTAAACTTAATAAATCCATCAGATTCAGGAAGTAAAGGTGAAAGCGCTTGCTCTAATCTTTCTAGTAAAGGACGCAAAGAATGCTGTACAAATGACAAGTTCTGAGCTTCGACCGATGCAAATGACATTGCGCCAGCGACAGGGTGTCCAAGTAAAGATACAGGTACGCGAAATAGTCTAGCAATTTCTTCTACACCAAATCGGCGTACTTCTAGCAATTGTGCATCTGCAGCATTAAGAGTAAGTGGCTTGAACGTTGCTCCACTAGTTAGAATTCCAAGTTTTCCTGCACGATAAGGTCCCGTGTGTGACATATTCCAGTTGCGAGCAATGTCAGCAGCCTGTTCTTCGGTCATTTCACCTGGAGATTCAATAACTCCACCAGGATTTGCTGCATTTCCAAAGTAACTTGCTGCATAAACTTCTGCAGCCATAGCTGATCCTAAAGTTATGCGAGCTGCCGCAATTGGACCAAGTCCAAGTAATTGACCAGGTAGTCTAAACATAGGAATGTGTAAGATTTCATTTTTTGTTAGAACCATTGTTTTAACTGATAAAGGATCAAAAGGTTGTGCATTGTCATAGAACTGATTTACTGGATCTTGTGCGTTTTGACCAATAGTAACTATGTACTCAATCTCACCCATTGGATCAGGACGACGAATACGAACTTGGAGTGGGTTTATGCAGTAAAGCTCTTGAACGTCGCCCATATCGTCACGTACCGTTAAAATGAATGCATTGCCATGAAGGTTTAGCGATGAAATTACTTGCTCATAGAACTCTAAACGAGTTGCATCTGGATTTGGTTTGTTAATCCATGCAGGTAATTCGCCGTATACTGATGCATAATTTATTCTAGAACGACCACGGCGGACATAAGCTGATAATGGAAGAGAACTAATAGTGTCACCTAATAGTCGTACACAAGCATAAACTGTTGACATACGAATTGCAGTATCAGAGTTTACATCTACTCCTGCTGGAGTTGCATACAAAGCACGACCAGGCAAAAACGGTTCTAAAAATTGGTTATTAGTCCGTTTTTCTCCTGATTTACGCAATCTATTCGATAAGCTCATTTAGTGACCTTTTCTATCTCTAGTTGATGTTGATTCTTATGGCTAACCCAAATCATACCGACATCAGCGGTTGATCTTAGCATTGAAGCTTTCCAACCTTTTGTTTCCCAGTCACGTGCATTTAAGGTGCACCAATTACGGAAATTAAAGTTAGAAAGTTTGAACCATTTGCTAGGTTGTTGCAAATGATGTTCTATAAACTGTGGAGCCACATCTGTATAGCCTAAATTAGCTAGGTATTGCAGTTGTTTTTCATGTTCGTCTAATGTAGCCATAGTCCACTCAAAAGCTAAGATTCCGTAAGCTTTTGTCATTCCTTTAAAGACATTCCATTCTGCTCCCTCAACATCTATCTTGATGAGATCAGGATGGCCATATTTCTTTGCAAGTGCATCGATAGTAACCGTGTTTGCAGAAGTTATTGTGTAAGACTTGCCATTATAAGGCATTTTTTCTGATGTAAGCCAATCTTTATTTAGACTGCTTAATCCATCTTCTTCAGCCTCATAGAACTCAACTAACTGGTCATTAGTATCTGAAACCGCATACCTAAGTGGAGTGACACGAGGATCATAAATAAAGTTTTTGACTAGTTGCGCAAAAATACGAGATGGTTCTACCGCAACAACAGTGTAACCTTGATTAAGTCCTGCAACCACAGCGTCGCCACGATTGGCTCCAATATCAAATAGAAGCAAGGTTCGACTCTATTGCTTTGCGATACTGTGGCTCTAAGTCTTTGCGTTTAAGTAAAGAATTAAAGATTTGCTTAGATTCTGCAGCACGGCCAATCCACCAGCCACTAACAGCTTTTTCAAACTGCAAACGATAGTCACCTGGTGCTAAGTTGAGACCAATTGCTGCAAATGTGTAACACTCTTGCCAGTTGTTTTGGCGTTCGTAAAACTCAGATAAAAGAAAATATGCCTCAGCTTTGTGTGGTTGATAAGCCACGGCTTGTAAAAGAGCATTCGAAACAGTTGCAAGTCTGTCATTCTGATCATTAAAACAAGCGGCAAGTCTTAACAATGAAAGATAAACCAAGTCTTGATCAGATTCATATCCGTACTCTGCAGTACGCAAATAAAACGAAACAGCACTTGCGGTTTGTCTAAGCTTTTCGTACTCGGACGCGACTTGAAAGTTAAGTTTTGGATTAAACGGTTCACGTGATAGACTTATGATCAGCGAATCAATTAGCATTAAGCGCCTCAATTATCATATCCTCAACAATAACCTTTGGTGTGCGCAACACAAAAGCTGCATTGTCTTGAAAGCCAAAAGAAATTAGTAAGTCGCCTTTATAGACAGCAGCACCAACACAAAATTCAATATTTCCATCTAAGAAACTAAATGGTTTGCCAATGGCAACTAAATTAAGATCATTGTCCCAAACACATAAACGATGGCGGTAAAGACCATCTTTTTGTTCTAGATAGTTCTTAAACAGATCAACTTCATGTGTAATACTGATGTAAACATTGCCCCATTTAATAACTTGTGATCCGCCTCGTTG